TTTCAAGCTTAGCAGCGAATAATTTATTTTCTTCTAATAATTTCTTTCTCTCTTCTTCAGCCCTTTTTGCCGCATTGTTTGTGACAGTCAAAATTGCATTTGCCCATATTTGCCCAGATGTATCAATAACGGTTTGTGGATTTTCGTATGCTCCCATATTTATGTTTGTTTAAAATTTTATTAACCCCCAATTCCTGGAATAGGTGGTAAAGTTAATTTTGGCGTTGCCATTGGTGTATAGTTTTCTAATGCTGTTATAACAGGTGCTCCACCACCTTTTCCTCCTCCACCAATCGCACCAGCAATATTTCCTAAACCTACAATACCAGCCCCTATCATTGCTGCTTGGTTTTGGTTAGCTGCAGCTTCTTGTTGTTGAAAACCTGTTATTTGAGCTTGAGCCCTGTTTAAACCTTGCATTTGTCTAGTTTCTTTTTGCTGAAACTTAAATAAAGCACCAGCGCTTTCAGCTTGCTGCATTCTCCCAGCTTCACTAAATTGAACGCCTTGGATACGTTGAGCTTCTTGCATTTTTAATTGATCTAACTGTGACTGACCCTGCGCTCTTAATTGTTCATTTTGAGCTTCTTGTGATTCAATACTAGCAGCAACACCTTTTTTACTTTGTAACGCAGCTTGAGCTAAAGCGGTTGCTCCACCAGCGCTAGAACCTGTAGATCTTAATGTATCTAATGTATTAGCTAAAGCTATATCAGCTTCTTCAATCTTAATTTCCGCGGCTTGAGTTGCCACACCAAGATTAGCATATGGATTTGAAATCATACCACTTAAATCAGTTACCATACCTGATAAATCTTTTACATTAGCATAAGGATTTATAATTGGTTGTCTTTGTTTTTCTAAATAAGCTAGACGAGATTGAGCACTAGCAGCATTATCAGCAGCTCTTTTTGCTGCTTTCCCTGAGCTAATACCACCTGCCACAGATCCTAGTAATCCAACCCCAGCCGCTATAGTTGTAAATGCTGCCATAGTTAATTAAGTTTTTTAGTTATTTCGTATGAGTGATTATCGTCTATAAGATAACCTAGTTTTTTATGTGTTTCCATAAGGTTTTTATTTCTTCCAATGCTAAATATGTAATTAATTCCTTGTTTTTTACAAACGCTTTCAGCGCCTTCAATTAATAATTCTAGTGCCTGTTTGCGATCATCATCTCTATATTCTGGATTTGAAACAATCCATTCTAATAATGCTGCTTTTGAGTTTGTAGTATATAAAAATCCAGCTACTATAGGTTGATTATTTTTCTCTACCATAAAACCTCCTTTACCATTATCTGGTAAAAAATCTTTTGGTGGTGCTTGCCATTCTGGCCAACTATCCCACCATTTTACTAAAGTTTTCCAGTCAGAATCCTTTAGCATTCTTATGCTTAATTCCATTTAATTAAATTTAATATGATGACTCAGAATACTCTGTAGATACAGAAAACAATTCTTTTAATCCGATGCCATTACTTGTACCTCCATCAGGATTGTTTTTCAAATCCATTGTAACAATAGCAAAAAATCCTTTAACACCTGCTGTTTGATTTCCCCAAAATATTTCTCCATTCTGGACTGGAGTATCGTTTACTATTGTTGCGAAATACTTGTCTTCTTTTCTTTTAAAATTATTAGAAAAGATTTGATTCTCTAAACCAGATAGTGTCAACGCTTGCACGAATTTTTCTATAGGTAAAGCAATAGCTACAATACTAGAGTTAATATCTGTTGGTGTAACGCCAGATCCTACTTTTGAACCAAGTAAAGATTTCATTCTCCATTCCGTACTACCTTCGTAATTTATTGTTTTGAAATTTTTAATTAAAGAAGGGTTACTATTTAATAATAAAGTAACTTTAGAATTATATGTTTTATTATAAAAATTACAATATTGATTAGGATAAACAGGGTTATATTCGTGATGTTTATATAACTCATTATTTTTAAAAGAATAAAAATTGCTACCTAAACTAGTTATAAAAACAGGATGATAATCAAAAAAGCTTGTCCAACCTAAAACGTCTTCATCAAAAGAAACCGTGAAATCTGTACTTGAAGAGTTTTGTATTGAAAGAATATAGTTTTTACTATGCATATCCCATCCTCCTACTATTTTTGATACTGTTGAACTAGTAAGCTTATCTCTAAAAAAATCATGCATACCATAAGAAGATATTTCTGTAATACCATCTTTAGACAATCTACACACACAATTTCTTTTTCTATCAGTAAAATATTTTCTATAACCATATACAGCAAAACTAAATGGATCTGTTGATATACCATATTCACCTGCATAAGGAACTATTTGACCAATAACCTGTTTGCCAGATGTTGTAATAGCACTACCTTCTGCTGAGTATATAGCATCTTTATCTATTAAAGCTCTACTAACTTTATCTTGTTGGAATATAATTAAATTTGTATCTTCTGCATATAATCTTTGTATTGAATTATATGATGGATCTAAGCTTTTGGTTATATCTTCAGCAACTGAAAATTCATTTGTTTCATTAACACCAGTTCTTGAATTAAAAACCCCAGAATATATTAAAGAATTAAACCTGTCTCTTTGTTTTGGATCAGCTTCCGCTAAGTGTGCTTTAACTCCAAAATCTACAGTTGTATTATTATAACCTCCTCTAATTCTTGCTTCCTCTATGTACCAATCTGGTCCACTTGTAGCGTATTGTTCGTAAGCTTCTGGTATATTGTCGAAATTAATAATTTTACCAAAAGTTAAAACTTCTGCAGAAGGTATAACCGGATTAGGTACTTCGTTTAAAGTAAAAACAGTATTACTTGTTCTAGAAACAATGTATGCAGAGTATATTCCCCATGTAACCTGTTGTCCTACATTCATCTTTTGCGCTGTTAGAGGTGCAGTTATTGTTATGATAGCGCCAGCTTGACTATCAAAGACAGCAGTATTAGGCACTGCAACAGTACTAGGTGTTACAGCTGTTATTGGATCAATCTTTTTTAACCAAAAAGTATTAAAATATTTTAATTCGAGTGTTGCTGGCATATCTTTATTATCACTTATTTATTTAATTATTTCCTAATTACCACCTATTCTAAGTAAGGGTTGACAACTACTTAATGTTCCAGTGCTTCCACAGTTAGGTATGTCACAAAGACCACCTACATCAATCACAGCTCCAGTACTAGTTAATTCAGGGCTAAATTTATAGGTAGAATACGGTGTTATAGCAACAGGTGTTGGAGTAGTGTTAAACTGAGAGACCGTGTACGGATACCTAGGTGTTGTGCTACTGTAGTTAGCTGGTTGATATTCAGATGTTAGACCAGCTTGCGCATAGAGTTGAGAAACATACTCACCGTAAGGTGTTGTACTCCATGCTGTAGCTAAAAATCCTGTTCCACAACCAGGTGAACCCATAGGAGAGTTTACTGTATAGCTATAACTTTGTGGTGTAGTTGTTGACGCGTAATTTGTACCGCTTTCATCAGGAACTATAACACATGTTGAAAAGTTTAAATCATCTGAGTTTACCCAAACCATAGGCATTCCAGCATTATTAATAGTAGGAAACTCTGCATTAGTATTTATTCCAGTGGCAACTATAGCGTATTCTCCAGGTTGATCAAAAGCAAAAATAAGTTGAGCGTAAGCATATTTACCTTGTGAAACAACCTCAAGAAGCATAGTATTGAAATAAACATTTTGATTAAGATCATTTACATCTGTAGCTGTCACCCAACCGTTTGGATCACTAGCTCCTGTTCTATGATATATAGTCCAATCATCAACAGCAGAAGTAAGTAAACCTGATAAACCTGTTTGAGCTATATTGTAATCTTGATATATATTTAAGCTAAAAACAACTGTCCCTTTTGTTAGTGTAGCTGTACCAATTCTTTTAGGAAAATTCTGTGAAGCTTGTTGAGCAGAACTATTCCAAACGGCAGGTAAGTCAGAGTTTGACAAAACATCAGATGATACATACCAACAAGCATCAATATCACTAGAAGATCCATTTGCTATACTTATTGGCCAAGCACTGTTTCCACTCATTATAGAGGTACTGTTGTCAATACAACCTGAAACAACACCTGTGTCCACTGGTTGTGGGCCAACTGTTATTTGTAAAGTTAAAGGCGTATTGTTGTTTGCTATATCTGTATTTAAACTACCAGTGCCTAATTGATCTAAGCCTAATGAATAAGCATCGCTAGCTGTTATGCTTAATATATAAACACCTAATGGCACTGTTATAGTAGGTTTTGTTATAGCACCTGTAACATTATTAATTGTAAAATAATTAGTTGAAATATTAGCTGCATTAACCTCTGTTTTAGTCCATTTTATTTGCTGTTGATTAACAGATGCCGCACCAGCACCGTTGATAACATTTGTTTCTGTTGTAGATATAATGCCAGTTGTTCCTAGTTCTGTGTTTATAGGTGGTAAAATCCTAGAACCAACAACTCCAGTTGCACTAACAAAGCTTGGAGCTATGTTTTGCAAAGAAGCATTTACATAAAAAGTACCAGAATCTCCGGCTGCTGTTGTAAAGACAAGTGTAATAGTGTATTCTCTGTTATCAAGAAATAATGGATCTCCAGAAATTGGAGGAGTTTTAGAGTCATATTTAAAAACAGGGTTGTCAGTTAAACGTATTTCAAATGTATCGTAAGTTGCCGGTAATACAGTAGTTTTTACTAAAGTAAAAGGTCCTGTTTGACCAGCTGTGTTGTTTGAACTTATACTTCCTGTAACAAATAAATCTGTTCCACTTGCGTTTTGAACTTGAAACGGTGTTGTAATAGATGCTGCACTTATTAACCCTTCATTGTAGTTTATAACGTAATTAGATAATTGTGAAGGACCATCAAATCCATTAGCAACATCCGCATTTAAATCAGAAATAAGACCAACAGTAGACGTCTCCCAATAAATATCTAATAAAGATTCAACAGGCTCTGTTTCGTAAATTGCTAAGTAAGGTACCATTGAACCTGTAACAACCCCTATAGAGTTAGCGGTTGACAGCCTAGCCACTAATGGGTTAGTGTCAAGTTGATATAAGTTTAGTTGTCCATCCGCGCTTAGTGTTTGGTATACCATGTTTGAATCATCTGCTGTAGAAATACTTATAGCAGTGTCTGTAGATATGCCAGGAAAATACTGTATGTTTGATGTTGCGGTATTATTTACTCTACCAAAAAGTTGCACTGAGCTTCTAAATTGTTTTTGATCAGGACCAACTTCAGATAAATCTCTAGGGATTTTATTTATATTATCATTTATTAAAACAATATTAGCAGTTTTTCCGTCTTCACCTAAAGGAAAAGCTGGAGATGGTATATTAAAAGGATTAGGTGTAGGTGGAGTTAGTTCCCTATCAGGATAACCATCTAATATTCCAGGTAAATAAACATTGTAATAATCTTGTTCTGTTTGTTTTACAACAACCTTGTAAGAATACCAACCTCTAGAGTTTATAGAATAAGCAAATTTAGGATCTATAGTAACATTGTTAGAGTTTAAATAAATACTTGATTTTATTGGCCCTTCTGTTGTTACTGCATACACTGGAGCATTTGTCGAGTCTATATTAGTCACTTTAACATAATCAACATTTTCACCTGTTAAATAATAATCAAGTGCTGGTATATTTTGACCATTTGTGTTGTTTAAAGTAAAAGTATAAACATTACCGACAATAGTAGCAACTGCACCAAATATGTTAAAACCAGTGCTAGGACCTGCTGGACCTCCTTTTGCTACAGCATATAATCCAGGTTCAGAGTATGTATCATTAGGTAAGTCATTAACACCAGATCTTATAGTTTCTTCAACAACAGCCTGAAGTGCATTACCAAACCATTGGTAATAGTTAATATCAGTGATAGACGTGTTATAAGGATTATATATTGTAGAACCTCTAGATATAGCACCCGTCCCACTCAAAGATGTAGATGTATTTATACTAGAAAGAATAACAGAAGATTGTCTACCAAATTTATCAGCTAAAACAAAACCTACTTGATAATTCCTATTTTGCTTTAATGAATGATTAGGATACTCTATCCAGTTGTCAAATCCAACACTATCTTGTTTGTCTGCTACAGCAACTCTATAGTTTAAAGAATCAGGAGCAGTGTATTGATCTTTGAAATTACCATATATAACTCTATTGCCAGAAACCTCTTGAGCAAGAGCTCTAGTTGGCACTTTGTCATAAACTCTAGTTGTTTGATTAGTTGGTAAAGTTCTATAAGGTTTTCGTGATTGATAATCGTATTCAACAAAAGAGTTTAAATTTGTCACCCATCCAGATGGTCCGTTGTAAGATAGGGTATCTAAAACTTTAACAGCTATAGCATCAGATTCTTTGTATAAAATATCTAATTCTTTTATTTTATAATTACCAGAGATGTTGGGAACACATTTGTTTGCAAAATCAGGGAAAGGAATTATTAAATTTACATTGTTTATATTGTTTTCAAAAAACTCTAAAATAGTACTTCTATAAGCAGCGTCTTCATCTCCATTTATAAGGAATCCTTTTTGTCTTGGCACAAAAGCTATTTGAGTAAACGGTGCCATTAAAGAATATTCATTATCATCAAACTTAAATCTGTAGCTAAATCTTACAAATTTACTTTCTAAATAATCAGGATCACCTGGCCAAGTTGCTTCCCCGCTTTCGTTTGTCATAGTTGATATTAAAAAAGTAATAATATCACCTACAGCTATAGCATCACCAGCCGAGTTAGGCGCTTTAGACAATGTAACCTCTGTATTCGCTGCAGTATTGTTTATAGCTGCGACGGTTATAAAGTCTGCTCCATTTATTTTATCACCTCCAGCTGATGAAACACTTATAACAGTCATTCCTACTTTAATATTTAAATTAGGATCTACAAAAAAATTTATAGCAGTAGGGGTTGGACTAGTTAATACAGTGGAGGTTGTTGTTTTTACTAAACTAATAGGTTCGTAAGGATTATATTTAGCAACAGATATATCTGACTCTTTAGTATAATAACCTAAAGGTTGATTAACGTTAATTTTTCTAGGTTGGTTTCTATTATCAGTGAAAAACAAAAGGTTTTCAACTAAATTAACACCTGTTATAGGAAAGTTTTTAGTAAAATTTAAAAAAGATCCAGAAACTAAAGTTGTACTTATTGTACCATTCCACACCATAATATGACACAAAGCTGTATCAGGAACATGCAGATTTATATTTATATCCGGTTGATCTGTTAAAAACACAAACAATCTAGAATTAGCTTCGTCAGTTAAATAACCTATAACACTTAAACCAGTTCCAAAATTTACAGCTAAATTATTACCTAATACGTTTTCCAAAGCGCCTATATCATCTTGCTCTGATTTACCTACCGAAATATTATAAGCATCCCTATATTCACCATTAGGAACAAGTCTATCGTCAAGATCTTTGTTCATCTTGGATCTTAAAAAACTATTTTTAATTTCTGCCATTCTTTTATTTTCCTTTAAATGAGTTTAAAAGTTTTTCAAACTGTAGTTCATTATTTTTTAGGTTTTAATTTTAGTATCCCATTTTTTTAATATTTGTACCCATATTTTTAAAAACCTTAGATCCATAAGCATCATCCCATCCAGGTCCAATAACTGATCCTTCATGAGACGCTCTACCTTTTATAAACCAGCTCTTAGTATCTGTGCTTCGCCCATAACCTTCAAGCGGCACCCATGTTCCTTTTGATGAACTACCATCTAAAAGTTTTTTATTACCTAAACTGGTAGATTCATAAAATCTTTGTGATGGTAGACCTCCTCCAGGATTAACATCTACCATTTTTCTTCCACCTACATCTGGCATTTTACGAAACATATTAGGTTTCCAATTAAAATTACCACTTAAATTTGTGTCATAAATAGCTCCTTTAGATCTAGTAGCTGCTAAAACTTTATCTACTGGTCCTCCTTTTGAAAAATCTGCATTATCTAATTTCCCCATGTTAACTCCTCTCATATCCCCATAATTAGGTAATTCTTTAGGTACATAAGGAGGTTTAACAATTGATTTAGCTTTTGTAATATTTTTAGAAGTGTTTTTTGTAAAAAAATTTTTTCCTTTTGATAACAAACCTCTCATACCACCTTTAGCCAATCCCCCAGGTCCAATAAAAGAAGCGGCAAGCATAGCATATTCTGCAGGTGTTGTTTCACCATCAGGTTGATTTCCAGCAGGACCTTGCATGCTTCCATCAGCCATTGTAGCTATTCCACTTTTTATATTACTCCACGTATTTCCACTTTTTAGATTACTCCATGCGCTTTTAGCATCACTAACTAACTCTGTGGCAAATTCTTCAGGATTAGTTTTCCCATCATTATTAGAATCAAGAACTCCTTGCGTAATATATTTTTGCCATAAAGGTAAAGTACTTTTATGTCTTGGATCTTTTGGGTCTTTCATATCTTAAAATTTAAGCCATTTAGATTGTCCTCTCATAACTTGAATAATCTGATCAAGTTTAATGTTAGATAATCTAATTTTAGCGTTTCTTATTTTAGCACTTCTTTCTTTTTGAAATCTTCTTACAACGTATTCTTGTATACCAATACTAGTGGATAATATAGAATACATGATGTGAGCATATAAAGCTTCTTCTGCCATCTTAGGTATTCTAGCATCTAAATCATAAGCGTTACCATCAGAAACGTACTCTATTACAACTAAGGCTCCTTTTAAGTCACTGCTAAAAGAAAAAGTACCTTCTCTTTCATTTATAGTAAACCATCCATTTTTTTGACTTGTAACAGGATCTAAACCATATCTTTGACCTAAAGCTTGATCGTAAAAGCTATTATATAAAAGATCTGCATTATCAAAATCGTTTAAAAAAGCCCCACTAATTCTTCTTGGATCACTACCAGCCCAAGCAGCTTCTGTTTGAGAGGTTCCAGTTACATTGGAATCTTGGCTATCTTGAGTAGGAACTCCTTGATCGTCTTGAACTGGATTTGTATAAGGATTTGTTGTTAAAGTATTTGCTGGAAATATTGTACGCTGCACTCCAGAAGTATCTATCCAAGATAGTCTAACGTAATTAACGTAATCTTGAGGTATAATAATATTTAAAGCGGTATTGACTGTAAGCTCTTGAGATCTAATACTTTTTAAAGTATCATAGCTAAATTCTTGTAATCCTCTTTTTGCATGAAATATTACATCAGTTCTTTTTACACTAGGTATAAGCTTGCCAGCTCCAACATAAGCCACTAAAAAGTTTTCTACAACATCATCTAATCTAGTGTATTCATATGCACCATAATTTTGCTGCACACTTGTTTGACTTAATTGTATTTTTATATAAGTTGCAGCTGTTAAAAAAGATGTAATAGTCACTATGTTATTAAGCATTGACCATGGGGAAGGAGAACTTAAACTTAATGTAGCACCAGAAGGTATATTAACGCTTAAATTACAAACAAAAATAGTTGGACTAGTAACAGTGGTTACGGTTCCGTATGTAATTAAACCTGTTTTAATTATCATACCAGCTACAACACTTGTGTTAGGTACTAGTATAGTTAAAGTAACCTGTGGTCCAGCTGGAGTTGGTGCTACAGGGTTATTAAGAGGTGCTATTATTGTTGTGTTTGCTATAGGGGACGAAGGCGTTAACGATGTCCACGTTAAAGCATTTGGACTAGTTAATATATCAAAATTATTTAAAAGGTAATCATTATTAGCTGGATCTGAACTTCCAAAAGTTAAATCAGTATCAAAAGTAGATGCTATAGTTTGACCTACACCTGCTGCAGCTATATATTTTTGTTGAGCTCCTGCGTAATATTGTCTGTTAGTTTCAGTGATTAAACCACCATTAGGTATAGCCATATCTTATTATCTTTGTTGATTTTGATTTTCCTGTGCAACCTGTTGAGCTGCTACTTGTATAATTTGAGGATCTTTTATAACAACCCCTGCATAAAGTAGTGTTCTTAATATAACTTCTGTTTGCTCAGAAGGATGCAACTCAAAATTACTTGAAGTATCATTGTCATAAACATATGCATAATTGTTTACAGCTGTTGATGTAAAACTCCAAACTGGATTATTAGGTTTTCTTATATAATCAACGCTTACACCACTTTGTATAGTGTTTGGGTAAACAGTTAATTGATTGTTTTCGAATAAGTATATTGGGAAACTAGTTGTAGGTTTTGTTAAAGGTGATAAGTTTAAAGTATAAAATTCTCCTCTATCTACTTTTTGAAGTTCTTGTAGTCTACTACCAGCTGTATATAAAACAGTTCCTAATCTATAAAAATTACTACTAGTTGCGGGTGTTGTTGAAATAGTAATAGTATTAAAAAAAGTTATAGCATCGCCTGCAGTTATAGTTTGAGGAGTATCTGTGATAAAAGATTGATTAACACCAACTCCAAACTGTTGGCCATTTTGCACTATTGTAACCGTATCAGCGGCTCCGCCAGGACTTGCCGTAATAGTTGGGCCTGTTATATAACTCCCAACCAATATATCTGGTTGAGGTATAACAATTAATGATGTTACTGTTTTGTTTGGTGGGGTAGCATTAGCGAGTACAGTTGTTGCTATGGTGCCACGTGGTGCATTATTGTTCCAAGTTAGATTAAGACCATTAATAGTGTAATCACTAGCTGGCCTTATAACACTATTAACAGAAACAGTTGATACACCATCAGCTAAATCAGCTGCTGATATTGAAGTTATTGGATATGTAGTTGCTCCAGAAGCAGTTGCGATCCATGTTAAAGAACCGCCCTGTGTAACAGGAAGATTAAAAACCCCGTTAGCATATGTAGCTTGGCCAGAGGTTTTAAATATTTGCATTTTTTGCTCAAGATTTACGACTCTGTCTGCGTAATCTGTGTTTGTTTGTGGAACACGTATCTGCTGGTTCAAGCTGTCAAAATATGTTTCAAATATTTCTAATTGAACTTGAGCACCTATTTTATTAAACTCTAAAGGTGTCATGTAACCCCTTTGTTCTTTATTAAGTATTAATAAAACGGTTTGATATACAGTATTTACGTTTATTGCCATTTTAATTTTTTATGTGATAATGACAGGGCCGTTTTTTAAGCGACCCCTCACTATAATTATAGTCACATATTATTGTAACTTTTTCTCAATTGTTTTATAAACTTCTACACCTTCGTCAGTTTTAAACCATGCAGCCATTGCTGAATAAGGGTTTTCATCAAACGGTATAGTCATTAGTTTTCTATCATTTGACCCCCAATGAAATGTTCTTTGGTCTTGAGCTAACTTAATAATCTCTTGTTCTACAGCTTTAATAGCTATATTTCTTAATCCAACGTTTTCGTCATTTGCTATTGCAATAAAAGCTTTTGGATTATTTTTAGCCATAATAAGTAAATCTCTTTTTATTTCTTTAGAAGTCATGTTGCTAACAGCTGTACCTTTTTCTACTCTTAAAATTGCTTCAGCATCGTCTACATCCATAGATTTTGCAGAATTCATGGCATCTAATTGTGAATTTATTTCTTCTAACTCATCAATTGCTATGGTTTCTTTAGAAAATTCAGTATAAACACTAATTATTCTTGGATGATATAATGATAATAATCTTTGTAAATTTTGTTTTTCTTTAGATACAGTTAAAACCCCGTTTTCAAATATGATATGACCTAGTGTAACCTCTCCTTTTTGTTCATCAACAAATGGTGAAGCTTGATTAGTTGCATATCTTAACTCTCTTTGAGCTCCTTTTTCTGGATCAAACCATAATAAAGGATAACGAGTTGTGTGTTTAGAACCTAATGTAAATGTTAAAGGTTCTTTATCTTGTGATAAGACATAAGTTCTGTCTTTTATCTCCCATTTAGGGGCTTGTATTTCTTTTGTTTTTGACATGATATAATATAATATAATTAATAAAAGTAATAATTACCCCCGTTAGTTCAACGAGGGTAACTACTACAGCATTCTTAGCTTTGGAATAACACGAAGTTATTAGCAGCTTGAGTAATTAGACATCTTTCAGACAACCAGTTAACTTGCATAAAATCTTGCGCAGAAGTGTAAGCACCTCCAGCAGATCCTGTGATCCAGTTTTTGTATCGTCTATCGTCTCCTTGTGAAGCTCTGTATCTAACGTGAAGGAATGGTCTTCTAATGTTTGTACCAAGTGATTGGTCATAAACAGTTGAAGTTCCAGCAGGTATTAATACACCGTCAATATTATTAACAGCAACACCACCTCTTGTAGAAGCATCATTTAAGTATTTCCATGAAGTCTTGTAGAAATCATAAGAACCTCTTCTAAATCCAGAGAAACCTAAATTAAGAGCCATATCTTGAGAATTTTCAAATAAACCATAAGCAGTACCACCAGCAAATCCAGCAGAAATCTGTCCTAGCATATCGTCAAAATCTAAATCCAAAGATCTATTTAAGAAAAGCATGTTTTCTTCGATAGCTCCTTGAGTGTCAAGATTCTTAAGCACTTGATCGAAATCAGTAACTCCAGTTCCAGCAGAAAACCCAGTGAATACATTACCTCTTGCTTGAATAGCAGCAAAAAGACCTTCAGTACCATGTGCAACAGCCGCACCTCCAGGGATAGTAAATCCTGGTACGTTAGCACCTTGAGTTGAGAAGAGTTGACTTCCAGCAACAGAAGCAGCTGCAAGTTCACCTTCAACCATTGCCATTTCTAAGTAGTCATCAAAACGTAATCTTGTTTCAGACTCAGACTTTAGATACCATAAGTATCCTGACGTACCATCTTCAGTAGCAACTTCTACCCAACCGATTTGAGCCATATCAGAACCATTAATTTGGAATGAATCTTTTATGATAATTGGTTGATTAGAAAATTGAGTAAATCTAGGTTCAATAGATTTTACAGCACCACCAGCAAGTGTTGTTTGTGGAGCTCCAGTTCCTTTTGCGAAAATAGAACCATATACAAATAGTTTTAAATTATTTGTTGCTGCTCCAAGACCACCCCATGTTTGAGATTGAAAAGGGTAACAAGTTAAAGTAGTTACACCAGGTCCTGCAGCAACTGCAACATTACCAACAATACCTTTAATAGTAACTCCAGTAGCTGGATTCATTACCACGATAGTATCATTTGGAAAAATTGCATTCCTAGCAGCAGTTTGATTAACAGCAGCATTTGTAGGAATAGTTATTGTTGCATTACCAGCAACAGGTAGATTACAATTCTGATAAGAAACGTGTAATCTATTTTGTTCTGACCAGATAACTTGATCAGATGACATTGGCATTTCAGCGCCAACCATTGTTAAGAAACCAGATAAAGTTCTGTTTCCATATCTCTCTACTTCAGCTTCATAAACTTCAGGTAGATATTGTTGTATAAAATCATTCGCACCAGCAGCGCCAGTGTTAAAAGCCAAATAATTTTGTTGCAACGTAAGTTGTTGTTGTGATGGAGTTATTGCTCCATACACGGGATTTATTACACCCATAATTTTAAATTGTTTTAATTGTTAAATTTTTTGTTTTTAATTCTAAGTTTTGAAGAATCAAGACCGGTGATTGCTTTAACTTTTAAACCCCCAACAAAAACTTCTTTACTAGGACCAGTCCTAACATCTTCTGTTATGTTTTTAGATTTAGCAACAAGATCTCTAGTAGCATCGGATTTTCCTTGCTCATAGAAATGCTGCGCAATAGTGTCTACATTTTCAGCGGCGTACATAGCTTTGTGATAACCTTTAACATCTTTTACATTCCCTGTATTATCTAAGAACTTCTTAATTATATTAGAAACGTTTGACTGTCTAGTCGCAACTTCATCAGGATTCTTTACTCCATACCTAAACTTTTTTTCTCCTACTTCGATGTCAAAACCTTTGAAATCTTTAGAGAAATAATCTTTAGTGCTAGATTTAAAATCTTCATGCTGTTGTTGAGCTACATTTTGCTCTTCATTGTATCGATTGAAAAAGTCCATAGCTTTTTGTTGGTCTTGTGTCGTACCAGGTCTCAACTTGATTTCCTCGTAATATTGACTTTTTAAACCTTCTAAATGCTTTTGGGCTTTAGCAACCTCTTCTTTATACGCAAGTTTCTTTTTACGAATCTCACGCTCCTCATCCACTTCTTCATCAAATGAAAAATTATCTTCAATCATGAAGTTAATTTCACTTGAATCTAAGTGTGATTTGGCTTGTTTGTAATACTCTCTTAAAAGAGTATCATTATCTACATTAGAATAGTCAGCATTTAACCTAACATAATCTTCTAATGTTCCACCTGTCTCTTTCATAAAGTCTACGACTTTTTCGATGTTTTCAGGTAATTGTGCTATTTCTCTAGACTCTTCTGGAGTTGGAGCAATAACTTTTTCTTCTAGTTTTTCACCTATCTGTTGTATTTCTTCTTCAACAATTTCTTTAATAGGTTTTACTTCTTCTTCTTTAATTTCAGAAACCGGGCTGGGCTCTGATACTGGTTCGTCCACTTTAGGGCTATCTCCGGTTTGTTTGCCCACAACCACTTCCTCTGTTTTTCCGACTTGAATGGCATCTGTTTCTTTTTTAGGTTCTTCTTCTTTTTTTGATAAATCTATTTTTATAGGTTTATCATTTTGCATTAAATTTTTTGGTTTACGTTTAATTTTAAACGTACCTTCTTGTTGTACTGTTTCTGACATAATATAATATAATATAAATTAATAAAAATTTTATAATTGAAATTGGTCTAAATTAAAACCACTTAAATTATCATTTGATTGGGTCTCAAAATCAGTTGGTAATTCGTCATTTTGTCTTTGACTAATTAATTGAGATTGTTGAGATGCTTGCAGTTTTGTTCTTTTATCTTTACGATCTTCTATAAACTGTTCTTTTTCACTTACTCTTGCATTTTGTATTTGAGCAAGTTGTATTTGATATTGGTATTCTTCAGCCATTAATTGCCTTTTAATTTCGGCTTCAGTTTGCATTCTTTGTATTTCAAATTGAGACTTAGCTTGTTCTATTTGAACTTGTGACTCTGTGCTAGCTTGATTCTTTTGAACCTCATTCATTGCTGCCGCTTCTGACTGCTTTATGTTTGCTTCTGACTGTACTTGAATTTGTTGTTGTTGAATTTGTTGATCTTTCTCTTGTTTTTTAATTCTTCTAAACTTTAAAACTTGATTAGCTAATTGTAGATTTCTAATTTCCCTAATATCAATAGCATCTTCTAAATAAATTTGGTTCTGTTGTAATGCCATTTGAATATTTTGCTCTAGCATGGCTTTCTCCTCTTCGTCTGGTTCAAGTTCAAGATAAATACCAAAGTCATGCAAAGAAAGATCTTTTATCTCTTCCAATGTAGCAACATTAAATTGGTTTATACTTTTGAGTAAAGAAGACTTTGTTAAATCAAAATCTAACATATCAGCTATCTTTAAAGATATATTTTCACAAGTTCTTAATGTTATGTATAAACCAGCGTCTAATATGTGTCTTGTAGCAACGTTTGAAGCGTTAGCAGCCATTTTCTGTAATCCAACCAACGCATTTGCATCTGGCATACTACCATCCCTGGCCTCATTAAGTCCTGTTACATCTCTTATCATTTGTAGATAATATTGATAAGTATTAACCAATGAAGCAATTTTTCCATTAGCACTTGATGTTTGTAATTCTTGAATAGGTACTTTACCTCTATTAGGATCTCCATCTTGAGTTAAAGATCTACCAACTATACTACCGGTTTGAAAATACATGTTTAATGCTTCCTGCGGATTATAATTAGTACCATTACCTAAATCAACTTCAGCTAAACCATCAACGTCTACAAATACACCATCCGGAACCATACGTTGTATCACTTGCTGTAATTTCAACGATGTCAACTGTATCATATCAGCAAAACTAGTTATACGCCCAACTAAAGAATCTATACGTCCTTGATACATGTGTGGAGCACATATATTATAATTCATAAAAACCTTAGTAGTATCGCCAAAGGGTCTAGTCATATTTTTAGCTAATTTCCACTCAAGCATCTGAGGAACACCCATTACTTTAACACCTGTAAACAAAACTTCTATACTTCTTGATACTCTTTCAAAATTATCGCTAGGCGGTGGATTAAAAAAATCTTCTTTTTGTAGGGTTTTTTCTAAACCTTGATCAGTTCTTTTTATTTTAAAAACTTGATCCACATAAGTTTTGTATTCAAAATATAATAATTGAACTAGATCGTTGTCCATGTTAGGATTTGAAATATACCCTTGTCTTCCAGGGTATTTTACCATAGTCTCTAGTTCTTCGTTAGTTATATGCGGAAATTGTTTTTTTATCTCAGGAATTGTTAATGATTTTATTTCGCCGACATACCATATGTCTTCAAAATTAGGATCATTAGTGTAAGAATAAACAAGATTTGCTGGATCAACATAGTCAATAACTATACCTTCTGTTTTGTTAAAACTAGTTTTACAAGCTCCAATACCTATAGTAACTACATCTTGAACAATTCTTTTGTTTATTAAATTATATTTGTTAAAAGCCAAAGTATTATTAATAGCTTCCTCTTCCGCAATTTCAATAGATTGTTTATAATCTAATTGCATATATAACTCTAATTCTTTTATATTAGAAGGTAATTTATCTGCAGGTTCTCCACTTTGCGAAAAATCTACTCCCAACTCTTTATTAGCCTGTTGAATAAAAAGTTGATTATTCATATCCGACATAAGCTTTGTCGCATAATCAGTTCTACTTTGTAAAGCAGTAGGATCCTGAGCATAAGCCCTTATTTCATATTTTTTTTGTGAGATACCATTTACGACTATATCTACAAACTTAGGTATAATAGGTACTGGCTTCCAATCTAAATTTAAATAAGACAAATCACCATTAATAGATAATTCATCTTTATATTTTTGAACAGGTTGTTCCCCTCTAGCATAAAGCCTTAAGCGGTTAAAACTAGAGTAACCTGTATCCCATTTTCCAGTATTTATTCTTCCTCCTCTAAACCATTCATATTCAATAGCTTGCCCTACTTTTAGGCCATATTCTAAAGTTCTCTTTTCCGCTTCAGGTACCACCTGACTAGGAAACGCACTGTTAGTAACATTGGTATTAGTCATCTAATTAATTATTTTTGATTTAGAACCTTTGTTGTCGTATTTAGAAAAACTTAAATTAACTTTTTCTTTTGTTATTTCAGGCATAGGTCTATATTTATTTTTGTTACAAGCCATTATTGCTAATCCCGAACTAATTGAGGCATCATGCTTAGTTCTATTGTTTATATTAAAAGCTGCCCAATCCTCTAATGTTCTTTGAAAATACATTGTTCCATATTGCTCGTTGTTATAGCCTACAAACATTTCAATGTAAGCCTCAATAGCCGCTGCATGAGCTTGTTTTATATCTTCACTTGAATTTGGTATACCACCTATTTCTTTTTCTGTTACAGATAATTTATGCATTGTTTTATCTGGTCTGTTCATTGAAAACCCTCTATAACCTCTTCTTTTAAAATAATATAAAAGTCTTGGCTTGTTGTTCTCTGCAAGTATTGGCATTCCATAAAATATACAAGCCATAAGAACATCTTCAAAAAAGATTTCAGCAGTCGGAGGTCTTGATATATATTCTAAAAAGAATAAATTTGATGGAGCGTTGTCCATTGTAAACTTAGTTAAACCATGAAGAGATCCTTTAGAGCCTCTTCCATCCACTGTTCCTGATATATCGTAACTGTCACAACCAAAAGCTCCCATGTGTTCATTAGCAGGATGCTTCATCCCGTGTTTTATAATAACAGCATTTTGTTGGTTAGGTTCTGGAACCCAAGAAACCATAAATCTTCCTTGTTTACTTGGAATAAAATTAACCTTAGTATCTTTAATCCCATCTTCCCAATGAAAATTACCCTGAGTAACTACTGCTGAGTGTTTTAAATCCTCATTATAATCTATTTGTTCGTAAATCTTAGTTAGATTAAATAAAGATTGTTTTGTTTCATCTCTGAAAGCGTGTTTCTCTGTACGTGGAAATTGTCGATAAAGTTCATTAAGTCCATCAGGGTCTTCCTTAAGGCCATCTACTTCATTCTCCCAATGCTCA